CCGCATTTCCAATAATTTATTCATTATCTCATCCTTATTCATCATTCAGGATTAACCATTGTGTCAAGTTGCGACTGTGTTGTTGCATAGTCTGTATTGAAAAGGAATAATCCTGATACCGGACTATTTGTTTCTTCCAATACCACATTCCAACCGCCTTCGGTATCCGCTGAATATTTGTTGTTTTCCAACGTTTTGGCTCTTAATCCCTGATAGTATCCGGCAATTTGAAATACCGAATCTCCGGGAGTCGAAGGCTTATTGATGTTTTTGAATTTGTTTTCATAGATGATTACAAATAATCCATTAGCCAGTACATCAATTATTTTGTCGCAGACGTCCGGGTCATTATCCATTACGACAAATGCAACATCATTGGTAAATGTATTGCGATTTGTTCCTGTCTGCATGGTTGTCGTTGTATTGTTAAAAGGAGTGGGACCGGGTACGAATATCCGGTATGCCTTATTTAATAATGGCATTTCCTTTATTACATTCTTGCGAACAGGGTCAAATTCCACTGTCGTAAAATCAATATCCTGCCGGTTAAGTATCACTCCGTTGGCTTCAATTCCCGGAACGATATAATCGACGCAATTCTTTGTTATGTCCTTCTTGATTAAGCTCTCGCATAAATATTCCGCCATGATAGTTTAATTTTAATAGCCAAACATAATCAAATCATCTTCCCACGTTAATGTGCCCCACTTGTCGCGCGCAAGCATGAAATTCTTTTGCTGGTCTTGAGAGAACCAAACTTGTAAATCTGCAAGAGCGGATGTTGAGTTAACCCCTGCTTTCAAATCCAACTTGTTTGCTAAAACGGCACGATGCGGAAAATTCCACGAAGTTCCGTTGTCCTCGAAAGTACGGATCATATCGTCCCAAAGTGGTAGCGCCAATATTTTTTGATCGTTATATACGGTCGCCGATACTAACCCGCCAAATAGACTTTGCCACTGCAATTCGCTGCCAACATTGTTTCTTTTAATGTCTCCAGCCAAAGCATCAGCTAAGGTTTGAGTAACCATCAAAAGATTTCCGGTTCTCTGACGCAAACGCATCGGGGAATTGTAAATCAAGTTATCGAATATGCTTGTAGCAACACCGTTTGTCCAGATAGCAGATCTTTGAGCTGCGTAAGTGGTTGCGGCGTTGGCGGCAATAGTTATACGCTGTGCAGGATTTGCGGCTGTAATGTCAAACAGTCTTTTGAATAGACCGTCGCAAACGGTAAATAAACTAATGTCAACGCCGTCGGTTATTACTCCGTCGTCATCAACATTTAGCGCATTTTTATCGCCAAACCAAAGCATTCGCCAAGCCATTTTCTCCATAGCTGTCTTTAAAGTTGGCTCAACGATTATGTCCATGAAGTCCGTTCCTGTCAGGTCTGCTCGGTCTGTTCCTTTTTTCATTGAAAATTGTACGAGCGTTTCTTCCAAGTCCTGATAACATATATTTTCCGCTATTTCGTATGCTCCAAGTTCCCAAAGTTTTTCAACTGTCGCTATTTTTGAAGCCTTCCATTGAGGGCTACATCCGTTAGCGGGACGTCCTACCGGTTCCATTTCTCCGATTCCACCCAGACGCGAGCCCGGAACGACGCCGGTCATCATGTCTAATGTTTCGTTTATTGACCCAAATTGCAATACTGTCAGGAATAACAGTTCTTTCAAATCCATTATACCCTGATTACTGATCGTGAATTGATCCACGTATGATTTTCCTGTACTTGCCATAGTTATACTTCATTATACATTTGAGCTCTTTTTTCCTTAGCAGCCGCTAATTTTTTAGCAATGCGGCTTTCCACTTCCGGTTGTTCCGTTTTTTGAGTTCTCGATTGCGGAACATAATTCGATACTTGTTTAGCAAGCCATTCCGATCCGCCAGCCGTTTTAACAGCGAGTAACTGGTTAGCTTCTTCCGGCGTCTTAGAGTTTGCGTGAGCCGTCGCCAAATCTTTTTTAAGCTGTTCGATTTCAGCTTTCAATTGTTCTGTTTCCGTTGCCGGAGTTACCGGCGGCGTGATTGTCGTTATCGCTCCGTTAGCTACTACGATAGTCGTTCCGTCGGACATGATGAATATTCCGTCGGGCGATGCCGAGTCTCCAACTTGCGGGTCTCCGCTTGAACGGTCAACCGTAAGCGTGTCTCCGGTAGCAGTAGTAAAATCTTGCATCTTTTTTTCAGGCTCTTCCTCTCCTAAGAGAATAGCCAGAATTTTTTGGAGTTTGGAATCTCCATTCTTTTTTTCTGCCATTTTGTTTGAATTATTATTAAAGTTGATATTAAGTAATGCCATTGCTGTTTGTTTGGCTTCGGTTGCGAATTTTAATGCAACCGCTTCCGAAGGGGATAAGTAAGTTTCGTTTTTCATCAGGTTGGAAATTGTCGTTTCATCAATTCCTGTTTTTTCTGAATAAAATTTTTCGGCACGTTTTTCAAAGTCAGCTATCCACTTGGATGCTTCGCTTAATTGTTCAGCGTCGCCCTTCGCATTCGTCCATGGATTGTGAATCATAATAGGGCAACCGGCTATCCTTCTATCGCCGGAAAGGAAAACGATTGACGCTGCGGATGCGCATTGTCCTTCGCTTTGGGTTACGATTTGCCTTCCAAGCCCGCGCAGGTAGTCGTACATGTTAAATGCAAGTTCGCCGTCGCCGCCCGGAGAATTAATTATAATTTGCACCGGTTCTGCTTCCGGTTGTAATTTTACATCCTGAATGAGTTTGACAAGTGAGTATTGGTCTGCTTCGTTTCCTATAATTCCTGAAATATTTATCATAGTCTTAAAAATTTTATCCAAAGTTAGGGATGATAAAATAGATTGTGAAATTATTTGAAGTAATTGCACTGTAAAAGTTTTACAGTAAAAAGTTAAAGTGATAATTAAAGGTAGTTTTCAAAAGTATGTTTTATAACATAGGTTTATTTTTGGTCAGTTTTAAGAATAGATGTAGTTTTGTAATTATTAACAAATTATAATTGAATTATGAAAAAAGTATTATTATTGACCCTAATTATAGGATGCTTTTTGAGTTGTAGCAAACCCACAAAAGAAGATATGGCTAAGGATTTAATAAAAAAGTATATGATTGAAAATTTAAACGATCCTAAAAGCTACGAACCTATTTCTTTTAGCAAATTAGATTCTATTAGTGTTGTGCATCCAGTATTATTAGGATGGAGAATGACGCATAAATTTAGGGCAAAAAACGGTTTTGGAGCATTAGGTATCCAAAATATGGAATTTTTCTTTGATAAAGAAGTAACGAAAATAGATAATGCTGGAAACTTATAAATATTAACTATCTTAACCAATATTTCAAAGCCCGCTCATATAGTGGGATTTTATTAAAATAAACAATGAGTAACATAGTAAGATTCAGTCAGGTAGAAGAAAAGCAAAAGGTATCTAAATTTTCGATAACCTTAAAATTAAGTTTTTTCTAATTAAATCTCTTTCTCAAATTTTTCCACTACATTATAAATAGTTTTTTCTGATAAGCTATATTTTTCAGATAGATAAGCGACTGCGTATGTTATTTTATGTCCTTCTGATTTCAACCTGCTGAAATCCGTGTACATCGGAATATAGCGTGAATCGCTGACATTGACATTTGCTTTGTCAAATATCGTCATGATAGATTCGCTCGCATTTAACAATTCATATACTTTCATTGTGTCCGTAAGTTTTCAAGTAATTGTACTCGTTTTGTGAAAGTGGTAAATTCTTTATAATCCAAAACGGGATTAGGAAGATCGGCAACCGCTCTTGCGAATGCTCGTGACAGCATATCTTCGCCCATGACTTGCTGCGATGTTTGAACAACATTGATAGGAACTCCGCCGCCTATTTGATTAAGGGATGAAAGAAGCGGAGAAAACATTGATGTTGCCATAGCCGTCATTATGGATTCGCCGTTCGACAGTTGGGCGGGGATGCTGTCGGATGTTCCGCTGCCCATTCCGGTTACAAGTCCGCCTTCGGCAAATTTGGGGGCTTTGGGTTGCTTTTGCTGATTTAATGCTGAATTTGCTTTTGCTATATTTGATAAAACGATTCCAATTATTGTTGCAACTTGCAAGGCGTAATCAACAGCGGTTACAGCCTTTACTTTTACTGCATTTGCTATCCCTTCTGCCATAGAAATACCAATATTAAATATTGCCATCGTCTTTGCAAATCCAGCCATTGATTCGTTATTTTGAGCTAATGAGTTAAACAAGTCATCAAAGCCCTGACCTATTGCGCCGGCGGCTTGTAATTGTTTTATTCCCGTTTCTGCTATTGTTTGTTGAACATCTTTATATGATTTTTTCATTGTATTATTAGCGTCAATTACTGCCGACTTGTAAGCATCTAATGACTTATATTTTGCGATTACCGTTTGTTTATCCATGTTGATAAGGAATTGATAATCATTTTGGGCTTGCTCGTATTTGATTTGAGATTCCGCAATACTTCCTTCTGCGACATCGGACAATCGTTGTTTATATTCCAAGTCCATTGCCGACTTTTGTTTATCGAGAATTTTTTGATTTAACTTGTCAATTTCGTCTAAACGTTGTTTATCATACTTGGC